GTTAGTTTTATATGACTATAGAGTTTATATTTTTCTTTCTCTATATCATTATTATTAATAGCATAAGCATTATTAATAGATGCTATTACAAGACTAGATGGTAGCACATACCACCAAATCCATTTCAATTTACGCGGTGTCTTGGGCGTGTCGCTACTCATCGCACTCATGCTTCTCATCTGGGTTAAAGTCGCAAAAGTAGCAACCTGCGTTTTGTCCACAGGTTTTGCACATGTACTTAAACTGGATGCTATCGCAACATAAGTTATACACACCGTTATCCAGAACTGTGTAAAACTTCTCGCCCAGCTGTTTAGTCATCGTTACCATCCGCTTCTACTTGATCCATGAGATCCTCAAAGGCAGCTAAGACTGCTTGCGGTGTTGTATGTATTTTACTGAAACTAGCAATACGTTCGGCTATTGCCCAATCATCAGGGTTAATCATTATCGCCCCTAATCGTGGCAACGATACGTTCGACTAACGCACCTTCAGCCAGGTTGTCGCATGTCTTGCATACATGTAAAGGCATGTACTTGTTCTCGATCTCTTTAGCTAATAATTCCCTTAGATCCTGCAATATCGTACGCATCTCTTGATTACTCATTTATCTTTACCCCATCCTGTCCCTTTGAATATGATCGATGGCGCGCTAAATACGCGCATCATTGGGTAGCTGCAGCACAAAGGTGCGGCATCTCCGTGTGTACTTACCGGGTGATTCATTTCTAGTTCTGCGCCACATTGATCGCAGCGGTATAAGTAACTAGGCATCTGTATCGGGCATCCTTTCGGTATCGAGTAACATCTCAATGCCCATAACGCCACAGCCTAAGCATTGAACGCAAACTACGTTAGGCGGCAAGTTAATAAACTCATCTACGATTTTATGAGTTTGCATACCGCTACCGATCTTGGCGCAGACACGGCAATTAATCCTGAGTAGTGCCATAGATCGACTTCCTTAATGTATCCATCTCGAATAACTCACGTTGAGATACCCAGAAATTGCCATCTGCAGGGTTGTAATACTTAGCCTTTTTAGCCCATAGCACGGGCATCCAGCCTATGATTTGATAAACGGGTGACTTATTGCAGACCAAAATCGCCACATCGTTTAAGCGTGGGTAATCCTTATGGATGATTAGATGGCCGTTAATGTACTTAGTCCACTTAACCTCAAACCCTAGATTTCCTAAAGTTATATCAGCTTCATCGTGGAAAGTATTTACGGTAGGTATGAAATTGCGAATACCCATGTACTGCGCGACTGCAATTTCTGCGCCAGCAGCTTCACTATGCTCAGCTACGAACTCATGAAAATTGATTTTAGTGTTATAGCGGCCAGCGTGATCAGGTGTATTAGCCTTCTCGCCTGTACTACGGGCAAACCCACTAGCTGCTGCCTGTAACTCCTGCGATCGATCTAATATAACCTGGACGATCTGCGCCATCTCAGTTATAGCCATATTGGTTTGCATTGATCGCTACGTGATTTACTGCTACAGGTATAACCCCGGTATTTTTGCCCCGTTTTAGGGCTCACGCCTTCCTTGTAAACCATACGGCCGTGTGAGCAGATAGGCGCAGCATCTACGATCTCGCCGCCTAATTGCGCTTTAATGTCTGCGATAGTTTCCGCAGCTGGGCGAACACTACCTACGCCATCAACCTTTACTGCAGGTGTAGCAGTAGCCCATAGATCAACCTCTACTGCAGGCTGAGCCTGTAAGCGTTCTACCTTTTCCATGTCTTGGCGTGTAGGCCGTGCATCGCTAGGCATTAACAGACCTATGCACCTTCCAATGCTAGACGTAGAACAGTTCTCAATCCAAAAATCCCTGTTCACGCCTCGATCTGATCTTTGCTCAAAAGCATAATCAATAGCTGCCGGTACTACATCCTCATGCTCGCGATAGGCGCAGGCTCTGATTACTACATAACCATCTTTAACGTTTAACTCAACGATCTCTGTGGTTATACGGCCTGATATGTAAGTTTCGCGGAATCGCTTGATACGGCTGTTTACATCCTCGTATGAACTCAGATCAAAGCTCATGAGTTTTTAACTATCTCTTTAGCTGAGTTAAATGCAGCTCTTAAACCTGCAGCGCGGCCACGATTAAAGCCATCTTTAACGCCTTCTTTGTAACCAACCGACCAACCTACTACGAACCAACCAATATTAGTAAGAATTACTAACGCTACTACCTTTTCTATATCCATTTACTTCGCCCTTGTTTGGGTTAAGCCGTGCTACACCGAATTAGGTAGCCCTGCCTAACGTGTAATTAAAGGGTAAAGCGTGGGTATGACATCGGTCAATAACCGACACGCCTAACGGCTTAGCAAAATTTCGTAGATCGAATCGACCTTGGCTTCTATACGATCGACACGGCCGCGTAGGTTATGGCCACCGTTGCCATCCTGGCGTAATTCGCTTAGGTAATACTTAACGAGATGGCGTACCAGCCCAGCCGCAAACCCCATAAGCGTACAGATGCCTATGGCTATGGCTATTAGCGACTGGGCGGCCGTCATTATTTAATACCGAAAGTCTTATCGCTGTGGTTAAGTCCACGCAATAATGGCCCGATAAGGCCAGCAATAAAAGCATTAGCTAATGTCTTAGGGTCTGTAACCCCTGACATGTACAGCGCAGCTGCGCAAGTACCAGCATGTCTTAAATATGACACGCCAGCGGCTAGTAATTGATCTTTCATGGTTGTACTCCTAAATGCCCTTATTGTTTATAGGTACTGCAGCCCTAATTTTTCTATGTGTTTAGCAGTTTTTACGGGATCTAGTGCCAATTCCCAATGCATTTCATCTTTTCGAGTCCAATTTCCACCCCAGTTCAAAGCATATTTTTTAGTCAATGCCTGGATCATTGGAACCTTCTCAGCTGGAAACGTGCCAGCCTTGCCTAACGGGTGCTTAGTCGCATTGAGATCGATAGCAGTACCCGATGCGTGGTTACTTAACTTGCCCGGTACGCCTCTAACATCTCTATAGGCGTAGCCCCAATCGTCTAACGTGCCGCCATCGATCGGCTCGATCAGTTCATGGAACTGCTCAGCAAAGGCAACAAGTAAAGGTGCAGCAAAATAAGCGCAGCGCAGCTTGATCTTTGTACCCTTGATTGAGTAAGACTTGATACGGATCGACTCAACCTCTTTAGAGGCTGGCCAGCCGTTATAGCTGATTGCAGACATTACAAGCCTAAGGCGGCTTTTAAGTCGGTAACTGATAGGCCTACGCTGGATAACTTATCCTCGATCGTTGGCTCATTAGGAATCATATTGCCATTGTGAGCAGCTACAACTGCAGCGGCTTTTAATTTATCCGATTCTGCAATATCTAAAAATAATTCACCATTTTCATCTAGAAAAGGGTTACGCGTAATTGCAACGCCAGCAGCGTTAAGTTCTGCAATCAAATCTGCGCCGTTAAGATTTTTAGGTTTTTCAAATTTAATCATGGTTATGCCCCCAAGTAGCTAAATGATGCTGTTGTAAAGTTTGTAGATGATGCTGATCCACCTTGCAGGTTTAATGCGCCGCCGCTGTTCTGCGCTACTACCACATGGATGTAATCGCCTGCTGTTAAGTAATACTGATATGTATAACTAACGCTTATAAGCGATGCAGCTGATGTATATGTAACGAAACTGTAAGCCAATTCTGCGCCTGTGCCATTTTTGTAAACATAAGATGTCTTAGCACCTGTGGCTGTAGCTGCCCAAGTTAAATTTACATTTAATTCCCAGTAACCAGTTTTGCCTGTAGGTACTGTTAAGCGGCCTGTGTTAGTTGTATTGTCATGGATCGCACTTGTATCCCATACTTCTGCAGGCCATAAGATAACTGTATCTACGTTATTAGAGATGCTTTGGCTCGCAGTTAAAATAACCTTTGCACCTGTGTAGGCACTTGCGCCACCTGCAACAGCGACCCACGCCGCGCCATCGTAATACTCAGTTGAGTTAGTATCTTTAAGAAAACTAAAATTACCTTCTTGTGGGCTAGTTACAGCTGCGCTACGAGCTGCCGCACTAGCAAATACCCACACGCCTTGCATCAAGTAGCCGTTCGTATCTGCGGCAGTTAAAACATCTCCCGTAACGAACGTTTTTAGGCCTAATCCAGCTGCCATTTTCTATCTCCTTAGTAACTTAATACAGACGTATCAAGTACGCCATATTGGGTTGAGTTTAATATAAACCCGTCAATAACAGGTTCAAGTGTAGTAAAGGTCGTACGCCATTTATTAGGGGTCACGTTATGAGCCACGCCGAAAACTTGAAGTGTTTTTGTCAGAGTCGAGCTACCGGGCTGGTTTGTCGTAATCGTTACAGGATCAAAGAAATCTAGATCAAGCGCGGCTAATATGCCATTGGCATAGTTGTCTGTGTATAGGTCTAACTCGATTGCATCGCACCTAACGCTAGTTTCGGCACGGCTTGCAACGTAGGCACGGGCATAGTCCAGCGCGACTGCATCGGTCTGCATTAGTAAATTCTGGATATTGTAAGTATGGGCAAAATACTTTTCAACACTAGCTGAGTTAGTAGCATTTTGAACTGTGCCACCTGCACGGCTTACGTTAGCCTGGTTAAATACAAGGGTGTCATCTAAACGCCAGACTGCATTGGCATAGGCAATATCTGTGCCGTTATCGTTAAACACGGTAGGCGTACCGCCAATGCTGGCAGTAGTTACTGATCGATCTTGAAATACGAAAGATCCCGATGCATCAACGTAGAACGCGCCATACTCACTATTGGTAACAGTTTGTAATGCGGCTAGGGATGTACGAGCTGTGCCGGGGTCTGCCTGCATAGTGGTTAAACCTGCATCAACATCGCGCATAGATGCTGGCCATGAGATCATGTCTAAGATTTGGTTAATTCTTGTACCGCTTAGATCGCCAGCAGTTGCACCTGTAACGGTACTGATTTGAGCATTTTGCGCTAATCGCTGAGCATCTACGGCTTGAATAGTTGTATAGGCGACATCTGTAGCGTTACGCGGCTCAGTAGTTGTATAGCTTGTAATAAAGCCTGAAAACATTGGATAGGTAACGCCTAACGATGTAGCCGAAATAGATACCTTACGCATTGGATCAAGTAGGCCAAAATAGGGGCTGCTCGGGTTTTGAGGATTGAACGCGCCTGACTCATCCACGATACGCAGGGTTAGCGTACCTGTCTGAAATTCATCGGCTTGTGGATTGCGGCCGCGCTTAATGCTTACGCTATCGACTACATTACTTACATCTACGATAACTGCAGCTGAGTCTGCTAGTACGTTAGTACCTAATATGCCTTCGCCGATAATAAATGCTTGTGCAAAACTAGGGCCAGTAGAAAAATTGATAACCGCGTTAATCGTTGGGACTGTCATGTAATTAAAAACCCTGCTGGTGTTCGATTGTAGCCAGTGCGTTCAGCTGCTAATAGTGCATTATTTACAGCATCTACGAACTCATCTTGCATAATTACTGAGCCATTGTTATTGACAATAATAGTAGGGCTTTGCATGCCGTAACCAGACGATGAGCCTGGTGTAGTGCCATAAGGGTTAAACATTGACGATGACCCTGTAGCAGACTGCCCAGGCGTTACGTTGATTGCAGCTGCAGCCAGGGCATCTACCGTAATTTGCGATTGCGTGACCGATGTGGCGGCAGCTTCAGCTGCGGCAGCGGCATCAGCTGCGGCATTTTCTACCTTGGTTAAAATGTCTGTAATTGTGTCATCCTCTGAAAAAATACTGCTAGTTAGCGCAGGATCTTTTTCGATTGCTGCTAATGCAACAGCAGCTTCTACAGCTGCGACTTTCATATCGTAATTACGGTCTTTGTTTTGATTTGGATTAAAATTTACTCCAGGAATTAAGCCAGGAACATCGGCTAAGCCTAATCCTAATTTACCAAGCTCTGCCAACGCTAAAGATAGACTGCCAGCCCATGTAGCAAACGGATCTTTGGCCGCACCGATTGCTAAAAGATCGGCAGCAATCTTGGCATTTTTTGCCTGGATCTCCTCTAACTTCTTGGCTAGTTTTTCGGCCTTATCAGCATCCTCATCTGCAATAGCCTGCATAAGCAATAGGCGAGTCTTTTCCTCATCGCTGATCTTGCCTTTTAAGGCAGCCGCTATTTGAATCTTTTGCAGATCGAATACGGCAGCAGCTTTATCCAGTTTTGCTTTATTAGCAGCTGCTAGTTTATCGGCTCTAATCTTTGCATTAGCGGCCGCTTTTTCTGCTGCAATTTTAGCGGCAGCGGCTTTTTTAGCAGCATCCGCAGCTAGTTTGTCTGCCCGTTGAGTATCCTGGCTAGAAATAGTCATAGGTGTGGTAAAGCCAGTACCCATTTTGATTCTTAATGCTTCAGCTACTGTGTTTTTATTACTAAAAAAACTTAAATCACTAAATAAAGTTTGTACAACTTTTATAAATTTAGCAGTTTCTTTAATACCGCCTGCCATCGCATCAGAAATTTTGTCAATGGCTGATACCGTTGGATCTACGGTGCTGGAATTACTTAGAATTGCTAAAGCATCTACTAAGCCTTTTCCGATAGTTTCTTTAGCGTTATTAGAGGCTACTGTTAATTTATCTAACGATCCTTGGTAACTATTGGCAGCACTAGTAGCTTGACCAGCAAATAATAAATTTAGTTTTTTCTGGATATCCTCAAAATTACCTGTGGCTAACTCGGCTTTAGATATACCTACGCCTAAACGGCCAATGGCGGCAGTCTGCCCTAGGTAAGCCTTCTGTAGGCTTTGTGATACCTGGGTAACGCTTTTACCAGTACCAGCTGCAATATCTAACGATAGGTTTAACAATTCTTGAGATTTGGCTACGTCACCTGTAGCCCTAAGTAGCCTGTCCATGGCCGGGCGCAGCTCGTCATCGAGTACGCCAGTCTGGGCTTCAAGTCGATTTATAAAGCCATTGACCGTACCTACGTTTGAACTATAGGCAAGGCCAAGGTTTTTTAATGTCATGCCTAGACTTTTAGCAGCGGCATCATCCTCAGCAAACGCCTTAACACTAGCCTTGCTGTAAGACACTAATTTCTGAATAGCGAATACGCCTAGAAAACCTTTAGCTAATTTTTTAACACTTTTATTTAAATTAACCGTAGATTTATCCGCTTTATCAAAGGCTTTTTTACCTGTGAATTCGGCGGCTATATCTATTCTTACGGATGGATCAATAGCCATTAGTTATACCCCACGGCCGCGTTAAACTTATCTCTTGATAATTCAATGGCCTTAATTACAGCTGCGTTAGTTTTACCGCCGTCATCTTTCCACGCGCGAAAGATTGCCCGGCCTTTCATTTTGCGTGATCTACGGCCAGCACCTGTTTGATTATTAGCATCTACGATCATGCCATTTTGATTCAAAGCCTGGATGAATAACGATCCTGCTTGTGGATTACGACTGCGACCTTGACCGGGGCCAGCAGCTACTATATTTGCACCTAGGTTATATCCTGGGCGTTGAACAATAAACGATGAGCCTTGTTCACGGCCGTTAGGATGCACACGGCCAGCAGTTTCATAGATTGCGCCAGACATCGATGCGTTTACAATTCTAGATAATGATCTAAAACCTGATCGGTTTACCTTGCTAGGTGTAGTTTTGTAACCAATGCCGCTTTTAGCAGCTCGCCCATCCCATACCCATCTAGTGTTACCCGATGCTTTACCCCAACCCGATAACGGGGCTTGGGATGGG